TTATATTTAAATTTTGCCATCGATTTTCCTCCTTATATATTGTTCGTGACGTCTGGCCTTTACTTCAGGACGTTGACTATATAGATAGTCCCACCATTGTCCTTTTCTGCTCTTCCTCCATTTGAGTCGAGCTCTTCTTTTACTTTCACAATCTGCGTAAATAGCCATATCTTTCTTTTATCCTAGAGTATATGTGATAATATTCCGAATGTCAATACTAAAAATAATAAGATATCTAGCCAAAATAAAAAGACAATTATCCCCCAGAACATCTATACCCTACAACTTTAATTGTTTTGCCGTCACTACCATAACCATTATACACGTAATACGTGCGTCCTGTAAGAGGTCTTTTCTTTTTTTCTTTAGTTTTAACATTCCAATGATACCAGGTTCCACAGCTACTCTTACTCACTATTTCAAACCAAGAAGTTGTTTTAACTTCGCCGGTGAAGGTTAAATGTAACAGAGAGATCATTACAATCTTTTCCACTTTAGAACCTTTCTAAACTAGCGTCTGCCTTGGCCTACGCTGGGCTTATAATTTCTTTTTTCTGATTTATTCATACGTTTTTTGTGTCTGCCTATCTTAGGTTTCGTTCGCTTTACGTATGTGTTGACTCCAAACTTGTACTTCTTAGCCATCGTAATCTCTTATTACATCTAGTTTAGGTAGTTTCCCACCTTGGGTAACTGATGGAATATAGCTGATTACTCCGTTTACTTTCTGTTCAAGTTCTTTTCCGCAGCTTGTGCACTTATAAATGTTTTCATCAACACCTATAAATATAGATAGATTATGACACGATGGACATACTCCATTTACAAGTTCTGTGTGTAAATGAAATGCTCTTCCAAAAGGTCCGCCACCAAATGTCATTAGTAGTCCGTAAAGTTAATTAATTTTTTTCTAGTATATTTCTTTTTGTCTCTAACTACACGTTGTTTATATTTAGGAGTTTTTAATTCTTTCGCCATCGGATTTCTATTCGAGGATAATTTTTTTAATACTTTTTTGTCCAAGATAAATCTCTGTTTCCGCTTTCGCTTTGATACATTTATAACTCACGCTTGGGTTGTAGTCTCTTTCAGCTTCACGTTTCCCACGAAGACATGTAGCCATATTTGGTTGAATACGGTGTTCCTTAATCTCTCCGTTAATAAACATTAAAAGTCCTATTACAGTTTCTATCATTAATAATTATACCCGGTTGTTGGTTTATCACCTTTTTCTAAAATTTTAAATAGCTGTTTATGTTGTTCCATAATATCTTCATCTGAATCCATCATTTTATCCATTTGATCTTCAAGTTTTAAAACTTGTCGTTCTAATTTATCTACTTTATCTTCATGTACTGCTTGAATAGTTGAAAGTTCAAATGTTCTTGAAAGACTCCAGCCACCCAGGGCAATGAGCAATCCTACCAATAGTGTCATTAATTTGTCAGCCATTAAAATATAATATCCATTACTAAATATAGTGTTATAAAAATAAACATTGATGTTAGATGTATGTCAAAAGGATGGTTGTACATAATCATCTAATGCGCTGCTCCATTTCCGTTAGCAAAAGTTCTTTGTCGATCCTTGAGCTTCTCAATATCAACTAAAACCTTGTTCATTTGTTTTTGTAAAAATTCTATATTAACTTTATTATGCATTCCATCCTCGATAGCTTTATTCAAACGATCCACGGACTTGTATAAATCCTCCACTAACATGTAAAGCTCTGCTTCCCCAGAAGATTTTCCTAATTGTCCCCGAGGGTATTTGATTCTAAATTCCGAGTTAGCTTCTAAATCTTTAGTCATTAACTCTAACTGGGTGCTATGCTGGTTGAGCTTCTCATTTATACCGAAAAAAGCCCAGGCCCCAATTGCGACCATGCAAATCAGGCTAGCAACCGTCTTCATAGGCATTTGTACCGCTGCTTCTTCAGATATTTTTAAAGGTTTACCCATGGAGTCCTACTCCTATAATAACTAAAATCAGTGCTAATATCAACCAGTTCATGATCTTAATCCTGATCCTCGCTTGTCGTTCCCTCATCTGTGCTCTTCTCGTCAACTCCTTCAGAGTTCTGAATCCTATCATCTTCGCACTCACAGTTTTCACAAGTGCATACACCATATTCATCAGCATGAAGGTCCCCATCACAATGACATGTGTGATGACACTCTTTACATTTTTTTGCCATAACTATTTACCTAATTTGCTATATTGTTCTACAATCCAATTAGATATTTTTCTAAAGAATCTTTTAATTTTTATCATGTTTTTTATCCTCTATATCATAAAAGAACTTATCCGTATCGGCAGTTCTCCACTCACGACTATCTTCTACACTCCATACCTTATGATTAACTTTCCAATCAGGTATTTCATCCCTTACCGTGAAAGAAGGGACATGCCACAATATTCTATTATTTGGCTGAGCTGCATAATTACCGTCGTCTAAGGCCATTATGTGTGCACATTTGTGCTCTTGCGGAACTTCTGAATGATCCGTATCTACTATATTACTATCTGGATGTGCCCAGTCAACCGTAAAAAGATAAGATCCGGTATGCCATTTCCCATCTTTTCCCCAGTATTTCCCGGCTACGGTTAATGCATCGTAGACAGTAATAGCAGGATAGTAACTGAAAGAATTCCAAAGCTCCAACTCGTCAAGTCTAGGCCTAGGAACTTTTTTGACATCAAACCCGTGTTGAATAAATGCACTAATCGGGAGACGGTAATAGACCCCACCATTTTGCATAACTGCGTGAAAGAGTAAAGCACGTCCTGGCATCGATGCAATGCCAAAAACCATGCAGTCTTCAGCTTCTCCTTCGTGTTGTTCGAGATCATAAAGATATTCACGTCTTATTTGACAATAAATAACAGGTATGTTTGCATTTAAATATGCCATTTAACATAAACCCTCTTATAGCGCTGCGATTATTAATATAACAAGTACAACACCTGCGCCGATCACCATTTTTCTGTGATCTTTCCACATGTGTTCAATCGTTTCTTTTAGTAGTTGCATAGTTGCCTCCTATTTTATTTCGCCCCAGTTTTTACCAAATTCATAATCTACTTTGTTAGGAACTTCAAGTGTTACTGCACCCTCCATAATATCCTTTATTCTCTGCGCTTCTTTTTCAGAGCCAATAGAAATATCCAATTCATCATGAACTTGTACATGAGGTATTATACCTTCTTTATGTAATTCAATCATTGCTTTTTTTGTCATATCTGCTGCAGATCCTTGTATTAATCTATTTAAAGCTTTGTATGTATAAGCTCTTCTGATCCCTGGTCCGTGCTCCGCGAGCGCTGCATCGTGAGGCAATGGCTTGTGGATACCGAACTGATTCGGTTCCCATAGATGAAACCTACATAGTCTTCCTAATAAAGTTCTAACCTTACCGGCACCTTGAGCCCTCGACATAACAGCATCCATAAGTTGTTTAACAAATGGAACTTTAGAATGATATTGTTTGAATAGAGATTCAGCTTGAAGTTTATTTACACCAAGTTCTGCTTGTAATTTATTTTTACCCATACCATAGAAAAGACCCAAATTGATTGTCTTGGCTTGAGTTCTAGGAATGTCAGCCATATCAGCTACAATCTGGTGGAAGTCTGCATCTCCTTCTAGATATGCATGTACTACTTCATCTACACCATATAAATTTTGTAATGCTGCATAGTGTACAACTAGTCTTGGTTCTTGTTGATTGTAATCAAAGCAACCCCAAGTATGATCTTCTTCCGGAATAAATAATGATCTGATCCGTGGTCCGAGTTCCTTGTTTCTTGCAGGTATCTGCTGTAAGTTTGGATTATTCATACTGAATCTTCCGGTTACAGTTCCACCACCCTCGGCTCTTAGTTGATTAATCTCTGCGTGGATTCTTCCTTTGTGTGAGTATTTTAATATTGTATCTATAAACGTAGTGTGAGCTTTATTAATTTCTCTAGCTTTAGCTATTTTTTGAACTACTGGATGCGAGTGATTAGCTAAAAAGTTTTTAGTAAATGAAGGAGCTTGAGTCTTGAGAGTTCGTTCATAAGGAAGTTTAAGTTTGTCAAAAGCTTTAGCAATGGACCTTGCAGCCCAAATCTGTACATCTATCCCCGTACTTGTTAACACTTCATGAAGTAATTTTTTCTCTTGTTCTACTAATGTTTTCTTTTCTTTCGCAGCTTGTTCTTGATTTACACGTACACCGAGAAACCTCATATCAACTAGAACGGGAAACAATTCAGTTTCCATATCGAATATAGATTGAATATCCTGATGTAAAATTTGCTTTTTCATTTCCTGCCACAACTCCAATGTGAGTTGGGCGTCACGCTCCGCGTAAGCTCCAACGTACATGGCTGGAAGTTTGTACATCTCGGCTTTAGCATCTACTCCCCATGACTTGGCTGCTTCATATAATGCTGCTTCGTCTTTTCCTTTACCTACATAATCTCTAGACAAACTATTTAAATCATAACGTAATCTATTCTCATCAACTAAACTGGATGCGATCATTGTATCAACAATCTTTCCTTGAACTGTAATACCAATGGCTCTTAACCAACAGATGTCATACATTGCATTGTGAAATATTTTTATTGAATCAGTATTCATTTGGTCCTGTAACCATTTAAGAACCATCTTACGATCCATATTTCCACCACCTTCATGAGCTATTGGATAATAAGCACACCAATCGTGCGTAGCTAAAGATATTCCTACAACATCTCCTACGCCTACAACAGAACCAGAACCCATTCTTTCGTTTAGGTTGGGGTCTTTTGTTTCTAAGTCTATTGCTATTTCATCGTATTTAGATAGGTCTGGAAAATCTGTAGGTGGGATCCATTCGGTTTGTGGTTTGAATAAAGGTACTTGCATTATTTTTTCTCCTTAAAACTAAAACCATGGGGAAGAGGAAGTGAAGTGTCATCACTATAGTCTCTTTCAATTGCCATCTCACAGTAATGGATAGCTTTTAATAAATCTTCTCTTTGTCCTTTTTGTTTATGTCTACATAAATATTTAATTGCATTGCCTTCGGCAAAAGGAATATTATTTTTATTTATAAATTCACTGGGCTGAATAACCATGTCCCGGTAATGAGATCCCCCAATTTGTTTTTTGTATGTATCTTTCTTCATATTCTGTACGATTTATAGATATCCTTTGGACGAACAATATGCAAGTGGTTTTTTGTTCTTGT